CTCATCTCCCAGAGAACTGCTACGACCATCTTATTCAAGAGGACGCAGAGGTATATAAGCCAGACGGCACTCTGCTGATGCGATTCCGCAAGGGCATCCTTCCTATTGAATTATGTCAGAAATCTTATGAGTCTGTGCGTTCCGCAGCTACCCCAAATGAAAATCGAGGAATGGCTGGTGGAATTATGACTGAAGAGAAGGCGAAGGAACTTGGATTCGTTAAAACCGCTGTCGCTGGCAAGGGCAAAGGCGTTAGGGCGAGAAGGGTGAACTCTGACGGCACATTGAGCAATACAAGCGTGGCAATCCCTGTTTTGTCGGGCGTGATGGGATCAATGGATCGCAACGCACGATTTCCCTATTGCCGTACAACTTCTTGGAATAACGCAAATCCAGAGAAATTCGCAAAGGCAATCCCTCTCATCCAAAAAATCAGCTCGGTTTTTGAAAAAGAAGTCCCAGAACGCTGGAAAGCCCAGAAGGAGCGATGTGACGCTACTGCTCCAGAGTGGGTGATTCCCAACACGGTCTTCACAACAATCACAGTCAATAAGAACTGGCAGACGGCAGTTCATAAAGATCAAGGAGACTTGGCAGAAGGCTTCGGAGTTATGTCTGCCTTTTCCGCTGGTGGATACGCTGGCTGTTACCTTGTTTTCCCAAAGTATCGAGTTGCTTGCGATATGCGTACTGGCGATGTCATTTTGTGCGATGTTCACGAATGGCACGGCAACACTCCCCTAGTTCCCAAGGAGGGTGTCCCACATGAACGAATCAGTTGCGTGTTCTACTATCGGGAGAACATGATGAAGTGCGGGACGGCCAAGGAAGAACTAGATAATGTCAAAAAGCGAATTAGAGGAGCAGGACAGCCAGTCTACTCCTAGGAGCGAAGTTGCTGTCATAGGCTGTGGTGAGCCTAACGGGAAACACTCAAAGGAAACGCAACTGGTAGCTGCGAATTCGTTTTACAACGGACTTATCCCGCATATTTATTATTTCTCCCCAAACACAAGCAGACTTTTAACAAACAAGAAGTTTTTAAGCAGTAGCGGATTTCCGATCACAGTCTGCGGTTCTACGCCACAAGCATCGTTTGAGATCATCCAGAAGCTCGGAAACTATGAAACACGGACTTGGATAGGCATAGCCCCAGAAGTTCCCAGAACCTACGATGTTACCAGAGAGGGAGTTTTATACTTGTGGAGACAAACACCATCCAGAGACATCGTATTTAACAATATGCCGATGGAAGATGCACTCTCTAACTGGGCATTTGACTACTTAAAGTATGTTCGACTTGTCGTTTGTCAGACCGATTCAGAGAAAATCCTTTACTCGCAGGATGTAAAAGTTATAAGTGAGAAGCAGAGTACGAGTAGCATGACAATACTTTCCCTATGACCGAACTAGAGCTAGAGCAATTCGTGGACGGGATGTGGTCGCCAAAGAAAACGCCATCAGTCAGAGAGTGGGCAGAGGAAAATCTATATCTTTCCGAGCGTGTTTCTTCGAGTGCTGGACCATATTCGACTATTCTGACTCCCTATGTGCGTGAGCCTCTGGAAGATTTCCGAGACGATAGGGTGAGAACTATGGTTCTCTGCTGGGGGGCACAGACGGCAAAGACAACTACCATCCTCGCTGGCCTAGCCTACAAGCTGGATATGGCTCCTGTGCCTGCGATGTGGGTAATGCCAAACGAAAATCTGGCTAGGTCTTTCTCGGAATACCGCTGGCTACCGATGGTTGATGATTGCCCTGTGCTGGCAAGGCACAAACCCTCCAACACCGACAAATATAAACTGATGGAACAGCACTATGATAAAATGTCGCTTTGGTTTTTTGGTAGTAACTCACCAGCCAATCTTAGCTCTCGTAGCGTAGGATTGCTGATTTGTGACGAGACGGACAAATTTGCAGAGGCATCCTCAAAGGAAGCAGGAGCTATTCAACTGGCAGAGGCTCGCACCAGAACCTATCCCCTCTCCCTAACAGTTCAGACTTCCACCCCCACCACAGAGTTTGGCTACATCTGGCAGTCATTCTTACGAGGGGATCAGAGATACTTCCATGTTCCATGCCCCTTTTGTGCGGAAACCCAAGTTCTTACTTGGCCGAATGTAAAGTGGGATGCCACAGCAAGGGGAGACAATGGCGAGTGGGACAATGAGAGAGTTCGGGCTAGTGCGTATTACGAATGTCCTAGTTGCAAGGGAAAGATCACAGACGGACATAAAACCAAGATGCTACGGCTTGGGAAGTGGAAGCCTGCCAATCCAAACCCAGAACCAAACATAAAATCCTATCACTTATCTGGCTTATATAGCCCTTGGGAGACATTCGGAAAGCTGGCTGTAAAGTTTATCAACGACAAGAAAAGCATTATGGGACTACAAGACTTTGTAAATTCAGTTCTTGGTCAGCCTTGGGTCGAGCAGAATGACGAAGAGCCTGTGCGGGTATCTGGCTCTGGATACAGAATGGGAGAACAATGGAAAGATTCCCAGCGAAGAATCATCTCTGCCGACATTCAAGAGGCTGGTGGTTTTCATATGTGGGTCACAATTCGTGCGTGGAAGCTGGATGGTTCGTCTCGCTTGGAGTGGTGCGGGAGGCTAGAGACTTGGGATTCCCTGCGAGCAACACAGCTAGATTGGAAAGTTGAAGACAAGATGGTGTTTGTGGATTCGGCAGATCAGACAAGGGATGTGTATTACCAAGCTTGTCGCTACGGCTGGACTTGTTTGCTCGGTAGTGATGCCCCTCTTTTTGCCCACACCAGCGGTAAGGTGAGGGTAAACCGACCATATTCCTCGATGCAGTGGGGTGATCCTTTGTCTGGAACGAATCGCAACGCACAATCAGAAGGACTGGCTAGGGCGAGGTGTCCTGTTATTCGATGGTCAAATCCAACCATCAAAGATATGGTGCAGATGCTTCGTACTGGCAAAATGGGCAAGTGGGAAATCCCAGACGATGCACCCGACGATTGGCACAACCATATGAACGCAGAGGTAAAAAGACCTAAGTACAATCCTCTTACTGGTCGAACAAGACTCATCTGGCATAGGGTTAAGAAGGACAATCACTTGAGAGATTGCGAGTGTATGAACCTTGTGGGTGCGATGTTATCTGGATGTATGCCAGTTCCGCAGGATGGGCTGGCTGAAGAGAAGGTGGAACAGATGGATAAGATAGAACTGGAGAAAGTATGAGGCTTTTCTTGTCTTGGCTTCTTTACCACATAGGGGATAAATATAGCCTCTTTATGGTAAAAACAGGCATCGGCTACAAGTTCTACAATAAGGTTATGCTTTTGTCTTGTGATCTGGATAAAAAAGGGCAAGTTTGGAAAGAACCCAATGAATAAGTTGACAGGGATATAAATAGCATGGCCGTACAAGGGGTTTATTATGGATTGGATCTGGCAACTGTTACACAGATTCGCACAGAGACTTTGAATGCAATCGAAGCTATCCTCAAAACTGGTGCGTCATATAGCATTGGTGGACGGCAACTTACGAGAGCAAATCTGCAAGAACTCCAGAATACCGTGATGGAATGCACAGCTGCGATCAATCGCTTGGCTGGTCCAAGAGCTAGAATCAACCGCACATTCCCCGATTATTCCAACGGCGGTAGAACCTAGAAAAGTTGATATAAATAGCGTTTAATAAGAAAACCATATGGAAAGCAATAAAATCTTCAATCTTCTAGACAAAGCAATTCAGATATTGGGTAGATGTTGGGATGGCTACAAGCCAGTTTCGGGTGTTAAGCCTTATGAGGCTGGTAGCTGTGAAAAAGAAATGGCTACGCAGTCTGACTTTAAAGAAATTCAAGAAGTGATTGATATGCTAGATAAAGCCATTGAAGCTTACGACTCTAAAAAATAGTATATGGCACAGCTAAACTTCCTCGAAAAAGCGATCAGCACTCTAAATCCCAAGTTTGGGCTGAAGAGGCTTGCTGATAAATGCAAGCTGACGGAGTTTACTCGCTTCGCTGGTGCTTATCCCAGCCGTGATAGGCGTCCTTCTCTGCCATTGTCTGGTGGTGAAAGCTACTACTCCACATACGAAAGGCTTGAGCTTCTTAAGGCTGGTCGTGAACTTGAGGACAACAATCCAATTATTCGCTCGATTCTTCTTAAATTCTCGCAGTATGCACTCGGAAACTTCCGCTATATGTCCCGAACTGGTGACAGAGCCATAGATCAAATTTATGAAGATTACTGGTCTAACTGGTGCAAGCGTTGTGACTACTTCGGACGGCAGAACTTTGAATCTCTCTCGCACCTTGCACTTCGCTCTGTTCTTCGTGACGGAGATGTTGGCTTTGTTATCACAAGGGAAAACTCTATTGATGGGCAAGTTGATCCCAATTCGGATCTAAGGCTACAAGCAGTAGAGGCTGATCGTATCGGTGGAATGTTTGATAATCCCACATCTTCTCAGTCTTACATCGGTGGCGTGAGCTTTGACGAACACGGACGCACAAAGTCATACAAAGTTTACCGCAGGACGCAGGGCAACTTCTACACAGACGAGCAGGAAGTGCCCGCATCCTCTTTCCTCTTCATCTATGACCCGCTTCGCTTGGACGAGGTGCGTGGTCGTAGCCATCTTGCCTCTGTCATTAACTACTGCAAAGACCTTGCCGAAACCATGGAAGCCGAGAATATGGCAGTCAAAAACGCTGCTTTCCGCATTATGACCATCTCGAATGCGACAGGATCAGCAGACGATCCCGCATCCTATTTCAACCAAGCACAGACAGATTCCTACGGCAACACGATGAACATTGAGAATATGCAGAGGGGGCAGATCAATTATATCCCTACTGGCTCGGAGATGAAGATGTTTGAGAGCAATCGTCCTTCTTCAGCGTTTCAAGTCTATGTGGATTTGATTGTTCATATGAT